TCATAAAAATGACTTAACCACTCCGATAACCCGTTTTATTTCTTTTATCTTTTTCTTATTTAATTCCTGCCCGTTTCCATATTGCGGCTCCCGGTTTGCCGCAACCATCAATATTTTTGTAGGTTCCACCTTCGATACATAACGGAAGAAGACTGAATCATCAGGCATGTATATTGCATAAATCTGACCGCAAATAAGCTCACTTTCCGGCTCTTGACTTACCGCGATCATATTCCCTTGTTCTATTACTGGAAACATTGCATTATCACGCGCTATCTCGATATTTACATTTTTATTTCCAAGCAACTCTGAAAAGAAAACCATCCCCTGCTTTAACATATCGCCTCTTCCAGTACATAGCCATTCTACGTTCAACTGTGGAAATGGTGATAGAATCTTTGCGATCATATCACTCCCAATACTTCCGTTGCTTTTCTTGGAGTTAGCGATATAGCCATTGGATAGCCCGCACTTTTCTTCAAATGCCTTTGCATTTTTAACCTCACCTTCGGATTTTTTCAAATACTCGATGAATTGAAGCAACCTATCAATAGCTCTTTCCATATTACTTTTCTATTTGTTTTTTGAGTTTATCCACCTCTTGACGTAGAGCATTTATCTCGGAATCCTTCTCTGCAATTATTCTATTGTAGTTATTAGTGGTTTGCATGAACATTTCAAAAGGAATAGTTGCACCTTCTTCTCTCGTGGATTCTAAAGTATCACTTTCAGGAGCTTTTTCAGGATTAAACATACTGCCTTCTCCTGTTATAAGCCATATTACGTTGAGTTTAGGAAAAACTCTCATTATTGTAGCGAGCTTATCTGCACCAAAATCGCCTTTCAACCCGGTTAGATAGCCGGATGCCCAACCACACATTTGAGCGCACTTATATTGTGAAACTTCTATGCGATTCAAGAACTCCAAAAAACGTGACTTTGAATTTTCCTTCTTTTCTTCCATTTTATAGACTTAAATATTGAGCGATAAAAGGCTATCAGACAATGATTTAAGCAAAAACATGCTATAAAACATATAAATTCACTCAATATTTTGAGTGAAAATGCTTGCACCACTCAATATCTTGAACTACATTTGCATCGTTGTTAGTAAAGAACAACAGACAAAAGGATATAAGAATGGCTGGCAGCTACCGATAGCTACTATACATATTCCAAAAGCAAAGATAGCTGTTAGCTTTCTTATTTCCAAATAAAATCCTGTAAAAACAAAGTGAAATATGAAAGTAACAGTTGAAGATATTAAGAAGATTCCCGTAAACGGAGTATTACAAGTTAAATTAGAAAATAATGCAGCTTGTGTATCTGCCCGCAATACGGTACAGTATGTGAAAAACGTACATCCAAGAGAAGACGGAAAAACCTACTCCGTTAGTACGGACTGGAAGACGCATACGGTAACTATCAAGGTGGTAGACCCATGACTCGGACAGAGGCAAGAATGGTAGCGGAAGAACTCTACAAACTTATCCATAAAGACGTGAAAAACATAGTTTCCCAAACGGTGAAAGAAGAAACCGAAGAGTGGATAGGCGCGAAAGAAGCCGCAAAGGTATTAGGCTGGTCGGTTGGCACATTATACAATCGAATCGAAGAAATACCTCACACCAAACTCAACAACAGATTACGCTTCAAAAAATCAGCACTGTTACAATACCTCAATAGATAGCAAGGATGGTGCGGCTTGACCGCCTATCCATCCACCAACTAAACCGATGATAGTATTCGGGATGCGCGAAACCTGCTTAGTGGTCTGTATCCGGCTACACTCTTGGAGAAATTGCCCGGCGCATAGCCTCACCTGTGATGTTGCAGGATTTACATAGAGGAAAGTGAGATAAACGCCCAAAGCAGTAGGAAGAGACTTGTCCTTCCGAGGCAGCGTGAAAAAGTAGAATGATTCACTAAAGAATCTATCTGCCTAAAATGACAATAAAGGTGAAGTACTACCATGAGCAGAACAACATATACCCCCTACCGCACAATTCGGTGTAATAACGTTGGGTCGTTGAGGGGGAGCCAATCAACACTAAAAGCCATGAAAGAGCTAATTTTATCAAAAGAAACCATGAGTTCTATTGAAATTGCAGAACTCACGAGCAAACAGCATTCTAATGTAATGCGTGACATACGTAACCTGTTAGAACAAGGCGTTAGCCAAATCAATTTTGAATTGGCGGAATATTCGGATAATCAAGGAAAGCCAAGACCATGTTACAATCTAACAAAGAAAGGTTGCCTTATTCTCGCCTCCGGTTATGATGCGAAACTTCGCGAAAAAATTATTGACCGTTGGGAAGAACTGGAAACCCAATCTCGTCACAGTTTTCAGGTGCCTTCTTCATTTAGCGAGGCTTTAATGCTTGCCGCAGAACAACAAAAACAAATTGAGATACAACAAAATCAGTTATCTGCACAAGCTCCAAAAGTTCTTTTTGCGGATGCCGTTGTAGCCTCTGAAAACAGCATTTTAATTGGTCGTCTTGCCAATGTTCTCAAACAGAATGGCATTGAAATCGGTCAAAACAGACTTTTTAAATGGTTGCGCGACAATGGATACCTCTGTAAATGTGGGGAGAAATACAATCAGCCTACCCAAATGGCAATGGAACTGGAACTTTTTGAAGTAAGTTATGGCTCTATTGTACGCGCAGATAAAAGTATCAATACGATAACAACTAAAGTTACCGGGAAAGGACAAATATACTTTATAAATAAATTCTTGAAGAAATGAAAAAGATCACAGAAATGACCGAGCAAGAAATTCTTGCATTGACGGAGGAAGACGTACAAAAGATAATTAAACTCCGCATGATGGAAGAAGGAATTAAAATCATGGATAAGCCAAAAGTTCCTGAATTATTTGAAATAGCACCTGCGGACGTACAGATTTTCACCATTCCCATTCTTGATGGATTTGCTTTTACGGATATGGAAGAAGTGACAAAAGTTGCTGAAGTTCTACAAAATGTAAATTCACTCCGTAAAGTGGATTACGACTGGAATAAGTTAGGTAGTGATTATAAATACCTTACAAAAAAAGAACGATATGCTTTCAGGGGTGATTCAGATTTTGATGTACAATCCGGTTGGGTGTATTCCAGTGAACTATATGCTAAAATAGCAGACTTCGCTGTGCAAAACAAGGCTATGAAAGAACAAGCCAAAAAAGACAAGGAAGAATATGAGTCGCAGTTACAAGAAGCATCTGGCATCACCACCGAAATACGTGAACGAGTTTCAGAAGTTCGTAGTAAGTACATGCGATTAAATGACCTCACAAGAAGATTCGCTATTGACTATTTTCCTCTTTCTGACAATAACGAAGATATGGCAATTAAGTTTATGACGAAAGCATATTCTCTCACAGAAGAAGAGAAAGAATATGTTCTTTCAAGCTACAAAGAACAATTAACCACACATGATAATTAGCTTTTAATTAAAAGCTGCCGGACTCCTTGCTTGTGAAAGTAGGGAGTTTTTTATTTAGAAATCTCAAATAATCAATATATGAGTAAATTCAAAGATACAATTTATGACCTTCCCAATGAGGAATACCACCGGGGAGAACGGTTTAAAGACTTCCTTAGTAGTACACAAATCAAGGACTACTTGGTATCCCCAAAATTCGCCCGGTTCAAAGCACTTCATCCTGAAATGTTCGAGATAGGTGTTGAAGCTGCCGAGAAAGGCTCTTTATACCATGATGCAATGGAAAGCATTGTGAATACAGGATCACTTGATAAATGGAGAAATAACTTGTTAGTTTTCCAGCCGCCGATCAACGAACGAACCGGATGCCCTTATGGACGTGAAACTCAAAAATATAGAGACGCACTCGCAGAAGCCGTTGCCGCAAATCCCGGAAAAAGCCTAACAAGCAGTGCTGACGTTCAGTTAGTTGAAACAATGGTATATGAATTATTGAATTGCTGCCGGGAAACTTCCAAACAAATAAAGCAAATATTGAGCTTTAAACAGACAAAAGCTGAAGTCAGTCACTTTGTTGAGTATAAAGGCTGCAAATTTAAGTACCGTCCGGACGTTGAGACTGCAAAAAAGATCATAGACTGGAAAACTGTTGCAGTGGATGATTTGCACGAAGATACGGTCAATCGAGTTATTGCCAAATTCCATTACGGAATATCTGCCGCCTTCTATCAGTTTATGGAGCACGAACGTACAGGCGTATGGAAAGAGTTCTATTGGGTAATGCAGCAAAAGACTGCCCCTTATGATGCTGTATTCGTCAGTGCTGCTAACTGGGCTTATCACATGGAAGACGGTATTGTCAAAATGGGATCAAGTGCTCTTCTTTTTATGAAGTTACTTGAACAACATGTGTACTGCACTCAACAGAATGATTTTGATGGAGCACAAGTCTTTATTCAGCCCGGATTCAAAGGGCGTAGGATTATGATACCTGATACCCCTTCATTCGAGAAAAACAGATTGTTTAATTTTTATAATAACGAAAATCAATGAAACCAAGTGAACAACAAGGTAATTTAAACATGGGACAATCAGCCCCACAACCACAAGCGGCTCCTGAACAACCAGCACCGCAAGTTCCGGTCGTAACCCCAACAGCTCCACCAGCTTTCCCACAACAACTTAGTGGACTGGAAAAATGCTTTATATCTCCAAAGAAGGCGTTTTTAGCAGCCGGAGGTACTGAACAGCAGTTTGCACGTGAAGTAAACTTCGCTATGCAAGCAATGTTGAACAACACGTATCTGATTGATTGTGCAAAAGCATATCCCGACCATTTGATTGAAGCGATTAAGAACGTATCTCTTACGGGCTTATCTCTCAATCCTGAATTGAAGTTGGGCTATCTTGTACCATACAAGGGAAAAGTTAAGTTTCAAGCCTCGTACATGGGTAAGGTTGATATTCTCATTCGTACCGGAGTCGTAAAAGATATATATGCTGACTTGGTTTATACCAATGACAAGTTTAGCATGACGAAAGGTACAGGTGGGAAATTGATTCACGAACCGGACGTTTTCGGAGAGCGCGGTGACCTCATGGGAGGCTACTATTACGCAGTTCTAACCTCCGGTGCCGAGAAGTACGATGCTATGCCTAAATCTCGCATAGAGGAAATAAAAAGTCGTTCCGAGGCAGTCAAAAAAGGAAAGCAGTCTCCGTGGGACACTGACTTCGAGGAAATGGCACGCAAAACAGTAGTAAACTGGGCTTTCAAATTCCTTCCAAAGACAGGAATTTCAGATTCTATGATTAAAGTACTCGAAGTAGAAAGCCAGTTGGATGATGAAATGTTCGAGGACTGGCGTAAATCACAAAGTCAAAAGCCGGATGATTTTGAAGAAGAAGACACTCCATACGCCGAAGAAGTAAAATAATTCATTCACAATTAAATATATAGTTTATGAAACAGATTGTAGACGTACCGGAAGGGTACATGATTAAAATTGTAAAAACAGATGTAGAACCTAAAAACTCAAATGAATTTTCTGATAATCAGTTTGAGTTTAATGGTGTAGTTTTCAAACGTGGAGATGTTATCATCAGAAATGATGGTACCATGGGGATATTGGAAAGCATACAAAAGCGTAACTATTCTCCCATGCCTTTCCTCCCACCAACAGATGTAGATGTTCCAGTAGTTTATGCCGCATTTGTTCCTTCTAATAAAAAAGGGGAACGAGTATTTATCAACATAGATGAAGCTCATCATGGAATTGGAACAATGAAAGGTTATCGACATGCCACTGACGAAGAAAAAAGCAATATGCTTAAAGCTATGCAAGAGGAAAAGCATTTCTCTTATGATTTTCTTCAAAATGATTTTAAGTATATCCCGACTGTTGGTGACCTATGTATTTTTTGGGACAATGGCAGCGAAAGTGAAGCTCTAATTGCAGAACTTACCAGTACTGATAACAGTGATGATTATCCTTTCCTATCAAGTACCGGGAGTGGCTACGAAAAATGTGTGAAATTCATTTCAGATAATCAATACAAAACAATCCTCAATGAAGAAGAATAAGGCAAAAGCACAAAAAGAAGTTGTACGTAATGTACAGCTTCTTACTTCCCGCCCAAAAGGAATGAGCTATGAGAATTATAAGGAATCTCGCACCGCCCAAAACAAATGGTTAAAACAACGTTTGCAAGGATTTATTTGCTACGTAGCTTCTGAATTAGTTGTCATTGACAAAAACGGAGTACAACGTTTATTCAATCCTAAAACTGATAGCCAGTTGAGGACTTTTGTTCGTAAAAATCCGACACCGTTTGTCGGCTCTGCAAGATACGACTTAAAACCACTTTAATAATATATCAAGTTATGGAAAAAGAATTATTTAAAAACAAAGAACCTCTTGCAAGATTACAGATGTTGCAAGACAACTGTGCGGCTATTGAAAAAATAACCTATCCGCATCAATTTTCCGAAGAGGAAATGGAAGCAAGAAAAACGTCTCTTGCCAATTTGGATATAGAAATGTCTGAACTGGAAGCCGAGAAAAAGGCTGTACAAGATCGTATCAAAGAGAAGATGAAACCTATTACCAAACATCGTGGAAAACTCATTGACGACATCAAGCGTAAATACGAAGATGTAACAGATGAATGTTACAAATTCCTTGACCGTGAAACCCGTACCGCTTGCTATTACAATGGCAATGGTGATTTGGTAAGAGAGCGTCCAATGGAGGCACAAGAAATGCAAAAGACAATCCAAGAGGATTTGGCTGCAACAGGAACAGATTATTAATCATTTTAATTTTTAAACAACAATGGAAAACGAAAAGATGCAAATCAATCTTGCTCCCGGCATGGAGAGCGCAACAATTAAAGTTATAGAACTGGATAAGGAGAATGTTCTTCCGGTACTGGAGCCTTTGAAAGTCGGTTTGAATGGTACGATTGGGAGTGTTGCCGAGTTTCTGACAAAGAGAAAGTCTGAACCGGAACAGATCAATCAGAAACGTTGCCATATTCTTGTGGATAGAGAGAAAATGACAATCATTCTCATTACAAATGAAACAGACGGACGCAATAAAGCAGAAGTTAAAGGTGCATTGGCTATGTATCCGAAGTTTGTTGAGTTTGGTATCAATACCGACAAAACGTGGGAACCAGCACAGCTTTCTCGTTTTATCAAAATGAATCGAGCCTTCTTCACCGACGTTACCTACAATATGGAGCTTGTTTCTATCTTAAAGAACTTCAAAGCAAGTGTAGAGTCTAAGATGGAAAAAAACAAGGAGGACAACGGTAGCCGGACTGACAATTACAGTCAGGTAGTAAACTCAAATCTTCCGGCGGCTTTTAACCTTAATATTCCTATTTTCAAAGGACGTTCCGCAGAAGTGATTGAAGTAGAAATCATCGCTGATGTTGATGGTAGAAATATTCGTCTTTCACTTTGTTCTCCCGGTGCCGAGGTCGTAATTGAACAAGAGCGAAACAAAGCTATTGACGAACAGTTGAAAATCATCCGCGAACTGGCTCCTGAAATTGCAATCATTGAACAATAATGTGCTCTATGGACTATAAACAACGAAGAGAAAGCATCTTATCCAATTTTGCTAAAGCAAAAACGGATTTGGAGAATCTAAATGCTGAAATTCAGGCAGAGATGGATGATAATGTGGCTCAAATGCAGAGTTTAGCGGCTAAGAACAAAGAACTTCAATCTCTGAAAACTGACAATGACAGTTCAATCAAGACATTCTCAAAATTCCTAAAATAATAACTAATCCGCTATCGTAAGGAATGGCGTTGGGTGAAAGACCCATTATTTGATTAATAATAGCATCTCCCGGTGTGGCTTGATAACCTATCCGGGAACTTTTATATATACCTATGGAAATAAAAAAACAAAAGAATTTCAAGAATGGAGTTGTGTATTGCCTCCAACTTGAAGATGGCATGTTAGTAGAAACTACTGATACCTTTCTCCCATTTTATACAAAAGATGCGATAGGAAGAAAACAAAACTCTTTGGATAATTCCAATTTAGGTAATCGTTCAGAACGATGGATGATCGGAGTATCTACAATGAGCGGTTGCCCTGTGAGATGCAAATTTTGTGCAACTGGGAATATGAAGAAATATCGGAATCTAACAGCCGATGAAATTGTAGGACAAGTATTTTTTGCTATAAAGAAGGCTGGTTTTAATCCTGAAAGTGCTAAAGAGTTTAAAATAAACTATACTCGAATGGGGGAACCTTTTTTGAATATAGAGGCTGTAAAAGAAGCTATTGAACGTATATCGAAGGTGTACCCCAATACACACCATTACGTTTCTACGATTGGTATTAAAGGTAGCGACTTTTCTTTTGTGAAAGGGAACGTGACGTTACAAATTAGCTTGCACAGTTTTGATGAACAAAAACGGAATTGGCTTATCCCATATCCCCCAAAGATGTCTATTGAAGAACTTGGTCGAATACGGACTGAAAGTAATCTAAAAACGACTATTAATCTTACACTTGTAGATGAATCTGATTTTAATGCCGAGTTACTTCAGAAATATTTCGATAAAAAGCATTTCTTCATAAAACTATCTCCCATAAACCCTAATAATATTTCTGAAAAGAATCATTTGGGAGAAGGTATTATTGAAGGTGTGAATTTAGTATAAACAATTAATTTACAAAGTTATGAAGGAAATTAAGGAACAGTTAGAAAATTTAGGGTATGACTATGCTGTGGCAATAGCTACAAAGTCAGAGATTGAAAATGGTGCCGCTTGCGGTCAGCTTGCGATTATCGCTGAAGGATAATAGAAATCCCGGTGTCCATTGGTTTGGTATCCGGGAACATAAGGGCGGTTGTGTTATCGTGGGCTGAAACTACGGTGAGGTGCACCAATAATCCGTGAGGCTGGTTCGACTCCGGCACCGTCCACATGAAAGTGAGCAACACTAAAACTGCATTGAGATTGTCTATATTGCCCGAAGAAATACTTCGGGACTTTTCATTTGGACTATTTGCCATAAATATACACTTAAAAATTAATTTGTTTAATCTTCAGGTAGTTCGCTTGTGAAAGTAGGCTACCTACTTTTTATGATCCATGAAAAAGAAACTATTCACTAAAGCTGATTTGCAACATATACAATCTGAATTAGAATTTGCCGAACAAGTAAGGTTATCTAATTACAGAAAAAGCAAATCACTCCGAGAAGCCAATAAAGCCCGTTTATCACAAATAATAATCAATAAAATAAAAGATGGAGAAAAAGACTAAAATCATAGCTATTGACCCCGGAGAAAATGGAGGTATTGCTATTTATTCAACAGAATTATCTTCTGTAACAGATGTTATAAAAATGCCCTCTACACCTCAAGATGTTCTTTCATATCTCACGGTAAATAAGGAAAATGCTATTTGTTATCTTGAAAAAGTAGGTGGTATGCCAGGACAAAGCGGCTCTGCCATGTTTAACTTTGGGAAAGGTTATGGACACTTGGAAATGGCTTTGCTTGCTCTTCAAATACCGACTGTTACTATTACTCCACAGTCATGGCAAAAAGCACTGCAACTTGGCACTCGTGGCAAAGAAATGAGTAAAACAGAATGGAAGAACAAATTGAAAGCAAAAGCTCAACAACTTTTCCCATATATAAAAAAAATAACTCTTGCTATAAGCGATGCTCTTCTAATTTGCGAATATGCAAGAATCAAAGAGAAACTATAATATAAGAATCATGGAAACAAAGAAATGTCCCAAATGCGGAAGAGAACTTCCGGTAAGCGAATTTTGGAAAAATGCTTCAAAAGAAGACGGATTGCAAGATTATTGCAAGAATTGTGGTAAGGAATATTTCAGAAAGAGAAGTAAGCCTTCAACTAACAATTTGAAGAAAGTATTTACCAATCCTGACTTAGCAAAATTTACTCCACGGCAGCTTATTGATGAACTAAAAGCGCGTGGCTATACAGGAGAGCTACAATATACACAAAAAATCACTCTGTAATGGAAAAGGATTTAGTACAAAAGGCAGAGGATTATGCGAAAACATATCCTGATTGTCAAGAGGTAGCCAAACAATCATGGCTTGCTGGTTACGATGCAGGAAAAAGAAGTAAATCTCGTAAAAAGGAACTTGATTTATCATTTGTCCCGGCAGACTTTCTTCCTATTGTAGAAAGATGGGCGAAGTATAAACAAGAACGAAAACAGGCGTACACCCAATCAGGGATAGAAGCATGTTATCATAAACTACTCGAATTGTCAAACACCAATCCCAATATTGCAATGTCGGTCATAGAACAATCTATTGCAAATAACTGGGCTGGCTTATTTGAACTAAAAAATGGAACAGGAACACAACTTAGTATTAGCCAAAACCAATCTCCCGGCAACCGCAAAGAAAGCGTTGAAAGACTTGCTGACCTCTCCGAAGGCGTATTACAGGGGTTTGCAAAAATCCTCGATTAAAAACGTTTTAACTGATACACCGGAATTACCGATCTCTGAACTATCTACAATTAAATATGGTGATATAAACGCAGCACAGGCTATTGTTGCAATAGCCATCTCTGAAGTTGTTCAGTTTTTCAATGTTGGGAAAACGATGAATGATATTCAAGTAGCAATTACATCAGACTTGATTATAGACAGATTCTATTATCTCAAACTGGAAGAGATCAAATACTGCTTTCACAGGGCAATGTGTTCCGGCAAAGTGTACGATAGACTGGACGGAAACATAATCATTGGTTGGTTGAATGAATATGATGCGGAACGTGACGAGTTCTGTTCACTTAATATCATAAACGAAAATAAGTCTCATAAAGCTGAAGATAATTCTTCAATTAGTTGTCCTTATGATGAATTTTGGGACAATCAGCATAAACTTGCTGAAGCCGGAGATGAAGAGGCTATTGAGCGAGTAAAGTTCCATGAAGACCTCATTAGGAAAATGAGAGAAAAAAAGTCTTTTGTCAGCCAACCATTTATTGTCCGTCAAATAGAAAAAGAAGAGAATAAATAATTAACATTTTAATAATCAATAAATTATGAAAGCTATTGAAATTAAACAAGAAAATGTAACCGAAGCGTTTAAGTCTGCTGACGGTTGCGAAGTTGCTATCAACATTCTTACAAATCTTTTCGGTAAACAGAAGCCGGATTACACTGATTTTCACAACATTAAAACCTATGAAGATGCTTGTGAAGCACTTGGTGTCAGACCTATTTCTCGCCTGCTTATTGAGTATGGGGACGGACAGAAGGAAGAAGTGATTGACATTGCACATATCGCGTACATGAAGCTCTGTACAATCGCTCGTGCACTGAATAATGACTCGGAGTTTCCTCGATTCACTGAAAACGAACGCCGTTGGTTCCCGTGGTATTATCTGTATTCACAAGCGGAGATTGACGACATGGACGAAGAAAGACGCAAAGAGCTGGTCTTTTGGGGCGGTGATGCGTATTACGGTGCGTACTGCGGCTTGGCGTATGCGTACTCGTATCACGCTTGGTCGGGCTCGTGTGCGGCTGTCGGCTCTCGCCTTGCTGTAAAATCAGAGGAAATAGCCGAATACTTTGGAAATCAGTTCAAAGAATTATGGAGAGATTTTCTGATCGGGAAAAGATAAAAAGCATGTCTAATCAATGGCTGCGGCGTTAGTTGCAGCCATTTTTATTTCTGATAGTATGGACAAAATAAAAACATACGTGATAACTCTTTCACCTTTCTTCTTGAAAGGGCACCCAAAAGTCGGAAAAACAACTCGATTTCGGTGTAAATTTCTCATGGGAAGAAATTTCAGTGATGCTTGCATGTGGAACTGTTCTTTTGATGGGAAAGATAATACCCGAAGAAGTTGTTCCCGAAACGCAATAGTTGAAAACGGAATACCGTGGAATTTCCCAAAGATTCATACGATACGCACAAACTACAAATTATGGGAGAAGCGTATCCGTGAAGTGCAAGAAGGAAATGCGGTGTTATCTATTCGACAATGGTCAGGGAAACCCTACCGGAGTAAGCAAACGACAATTCTTAACCTAACAAAAGATGATGGTGTTGGAATACAGCCATTGAAGATTACAAGATTCGTTGATAAGTTGGACAACAAAGAGTGTGTAGCTATATCTGTTGATGGCAAGATAAAAGTAAATCTTACTCTGGAAGAAATTGCACATAATGATGGATTATCCTTTGAAGATTGGACGGCATGGTTCAAAGGTTCCGATACTTCACAAGATATGGCTATCATTCATTTTACATCTTTCAGGTATGAATAAGAGCATTTATATCAGTTTGCCAATAACGGGTATTCCACACCAAAATGTTAAGCGTAAATCAGACCTGATAAAAAAGGCTCTCAAACAAAAAGGATACATACCTATCTCCCCGTTAGAAATCTCATCGGAACCGGACAAGCCAATATCATACTACATGGGACGTGATATTATGACATTACTGGAATGTCAAGCAGTTTTCTTTTGCCGTGGCTGGGAGAAATCTAACGGATGCTTATTGGAATACCATGCCGCACAAATTTATGGATTAGAACTAATATTTGAGGAAGGTACGGAAAAGTCACTCGAAAAGGTACAAAATGCTTTTTGTTCCCATTGTGGTTCTGCAAGCGTTTGTAACCGACATACTCAATTAAGAGGCGGATGCCAGTCATTGTTATCATTCACATTTAAAGTAGAAGAAGCATTATGGAACAAATAATTAAACTAATTGCCGGGCTATTCATATTATTCATAGCTCTTTCCGGCGTGGACATTTCTTTTAGACCACTGAAATTCAGTCTGGACAATCCAATCTTCGGTGTCGGGGCAATTATCATGCTTATAGGCTTTTCTATTTGCATTGGTGCGTCCCAATGGCGTGCAGTTGAAAATCACAAAGAGAAAACTGGATATTACAAAGGCTATGAGAATGGGGCTGAAGACGCTTTTCGATTGGTGAAAGAGAAATCACAAAAACAAGAAGAAAATGAAGAAGTACAGAATTAAGGCAGTACAATGCTATGTTGTTGGAGCCGATAAATATGGCTGTGAAGATTTATATGTCATTCCTAAGTATAAAGTACAAGTCAAAGTACTTTTTGTGTGGGTGACTGTAAAATCCTTTGTTGATATGGATACTGATTATGCGAAGAATTGTGCTAACGAACTTCAAGATAAACTCAACGAAAAAATATAACTATGATAGAACTAAAAGGAAAATATGGAAAAGACTGCAAGGTTTTTGCAAAGACAATAGAGTCTGCTGCTATCGGCACAATCCAAAACATTCTTGATAATCCAGTTACCAAAGATGTTCCTGTACGGATTATGCCGGACACACATCAGGGAGTTGATATTGTGATTGGTTTCACAATGCCAGTTACAGGGCTTATCAACCCCAATCATATTGGTGTAGATATTGGTTGTGGGATGGCTTTTGTGAGGATTCTGAATGTTGTTAGTGAATCTTCTTTTGAAGAGATTGATAGAACTATCAGAAACGTTGTTCCAATGGGATTTGACATTAATAGTGAATCTATCACAGAATCCGAAAAGCAGTCATTCTTCGACAAAGCAAACATTAATCTATCTTTTCATCGAGAGGGGATGTTCCCGGAGCCGCCTTATGTCGATGAATCATATATAACCAAACTATGCAAAAAGGTAGGTATGAATGAAAAGGTATTCTACAATTCAATCGGCTCTTTGGGTGGTGGAAATCACTTTATTGAGATCGGAAAAGATACAAATAATTGTATATATCTAACTATTCATTCAGGTTCTCGAAACTTTGGTGTGAAAGTTTGTAAGTATTACGCCAAATTAGCGAAGTTTGACAAAAGGGCTTTTTCCTCGGAATTGGAAGAGATCAAGAAAACTGTTCCACCACAGCGTCTTCAGGAAGAGATAAAACGGATTAAAGAAGAATTTTCTATTAGAAATGGATATTTGTCTGATACTGCAATGTATAATTATCTATTTGATATGTCAATAGCGCAAACATACGCTTCATTAAATCGGCAGACAATTATCAATCGTATCTCCCACGCATTGGGCTGGAAAACCTCGTCTACCATCGAAACGGTGCATAATTATATCAACTTTGATGACCTTATTATTCGTAAAGGTGCCATATCTGCACATGAGAATGAAATAGTAGTTATTCCTATGAATATGGCTGACGGTATATTACTTTGTCGCGGTAAGGGAAATCCTGATTGGAATTACTCTGCACCACATGGAGCCGGACGTTTATTCTCCCGGTCTTTTGCCAAAGAGAAATTATCAATGGAGACATTCAAAGAAAGAATGGTTGAAGTATATTCTACATCCGTATGTGAAGGAACAATAGACGAAAGTCCTATGGCATACAAAAGTACGGATGAAATCAAAGAGCTTATTGAACCTACCGTTGATATAATTGATACGATTCGACCATTGATAAACATTAAGGCTTTATGATCGAAAAAAATGAGTTTCCTTTCTCTCTTGGTGGTTACGGCTGGCAAGAAGAATACAAAGGTTTTGATATTGTTGTACACGTACAAAAACACAAAGGAATATCCGCTTACGCTTTTTCTTCTGAAAAACGTATCGTTTGGCAAGAATCAAAAACTTTTGGAGATAAAGAAGAACTATTCCAATGGGGACGTAGTGCCATTGACCGACATCTACAATTCCAAAAAGAAGAGACTGAAAGAAAGGCGGTTATAAGAGCTGAATATTACATAAAGAAAGGCAAGGAAGCTGCACTTAAAGCCTTTAGTAGTGCTATGTATTTTTCTAATATTGAAGGAAAAGAGTATGAAGAGGCTTTAGGCTTCTTCCAATATGAACTTGATAAACAGTTTGATAAGCTGAAATGAAAACAGCCGATATTATTAATGGATTCTGTGAGCTTGTCTTCCGGGATAGAAAGGGGAATAAAATATACCCAAATGTTTTCGTTGAAAAATGGGAAGCTGATCTTTTAGAAGTTACCCGGTCACGGCTCACCTATGAATATGAAGTAAAAGTTAGTAGGTGTGATTTCCACAAAGATAGTAAGAAGCAAGATCAAAATGGGAATAGCAAATTTGATAACATTTTGGCTGGTGGACGTACCAACTACTTCTATTACATAGTTCCTGATGGACTTGTGAAGCCAGAAGAAGTTCCTGAATTTGCCGGACTTATTTATGCTATCAATGGAACACGCCGAGCAGATGGATATACGGAACCTATTATTTATTTCCATGTAGCCAAAGCCGCTCAAAAGGTGTCCTCTACCAAAGCTGACAACAAATTCATTGATAAACTTAACCTATCAGCATATTATCGTTTCCACAAACTTCGTAGGATCAATTATTTAAAGGAAAGTAAAAATGGATGATAGAAAAATGATGGAAGAACTGGGCGAAAGACTTTGTGATTTCTGCCCTTTAGAAGATTGGGAAAAAGGTTCACACTTATATCCAAATGGTTATAGTAGCTGCGAAGGGAGTAAATGTGAAGATGCTCTTGAACACTATCTTGAAGAAAATGAGATGGAAGAAGATAATTCTAATGATGTAAGCAATGAAAACGATACAGGAAGTAAAGAACGCTAAAAAAAAGCTGGAAGAAGATATTTCATCTCTTATTTCCCAATTTGAGAAAGAGAATGAAGTATCGGTTTCTTCGATGGGAATGGAAACCGTTGGCTTTTGCAATGGTACCGGGCTTAATGCAGTGTGTGTTGAGGTAAAAGTAACTGTGGAATTATAACATTAATAGTATGAGCAAAAAAATCAAAAATAAGCTCCCCAATTATGATGCACAGATTTGTGTATTCAATACATTTTCTTCATGGGTGAATCATGCAAGTTCATGGTTGCGTGGGTACAGAAGCAGCCAAATTGTTTGTTTGGATACACAAAATCGCACATGCGAAATTGGTGCAGATTTTATGAGAGCCGATCAAGAAGGTACTTTTCCTATAAAAGTTTACGAAACCATAAAACACTCGAAGTAATATGTTTGAAAATGACAATAGATTTAAAGAGGCTGTTTCCCATTTCGGTGAAAAGGCTTCCTACCAATGGCTTGGTCTAAATGGAGATGAATGGATAAACCAATCCAACAAAACTATTGACGTTGATTTCCTTTCTGATTTAAAGAAGGGGAATATACGCAATATCAAATATCAAAGTGTGCCAAAGCCTATCAATAAAACCAAATGCTTAATTGATATTTCGGAGCTTCGTATCGGTAATCTCGTAAAAATCAAGACTTCCAATGATGCCTCCTACTATCCGATATATGCCATTGACGGTATGGGATTGAAGGTTGTTTTAGGTGGCGTGAGACAATGCGAAGGCTGGAAAGACATTAGCCTGTTGAAGCCCATCCGTGTCACTGAAACACTATTGGGAAAACTTGGATTTCAATTTACTCCTGAAGGGGATAATGTTTACGAACAAATATGGAGGTCAGAAGAAGGATTTGAGGTTTGGGAACATTCCAAAGGATTTAGCTGTGACTTAATAGATGATGATGTAAAATCACTGCATCAACTTCAGAACTTGCATTTCTTCTTAACTCGAAAAGAACTGTACATAAAATGAAAATCGGATTAATAGACGTAGACGGACACAACTTTCCAAACTTTGCCCTCATGCGTGCATCCGCCTATTATAAGGCAAGAGGCGATCAGGTAGAATGGGCAACTCCTTTTAACAGATACGACAAAGTGATGGCGAGCAAGGTATTTACTTTCACTCCTGATTTCAACTATCTGACATTGCAGACAAGTGCAACAGAGAAAGGTGGTACAGGCTATAACATTGCAAGCAGACTTCCTGAAGTGATAGAAAACAGTCTGTTAATGGATTATTCCATTTATCCGCAATATCCTTTTTCTATTCAGTTCTTTTCAAGAGGTTGTATTCGAAAATGTCCTTTCTGTCTTGTCCGTGAGAAGGAAGGATATATTCAGTCAGTTCTCCCAGTTAATCTAAATCCACAGGGGAAATGGATTGAAGTACTGGACAATAACTTTTTTGCGAACCCGGAATGGAAAAATGCCGTAAGCTATCTTTTGAAAACTGGACAACCTATAAAACTTCATGGAGTTGATGTCAGAATCATGGATGAAGAACAGGCGTATTATCTGAATAAGCTGAAAATGAAACAGAGAATCCACATAGCATGGGATTTGCCACAGCTTGATTTGACTGATCGACTGAAGGAAATGATTAAGTATGTGAAACCCTATAAGATTTCTTGCTATGTTTTGGTTGGTTTTAATTCTACCATCGAATAGGATTTATTTCGACTAAACAGGCTTAAAGAATTAGGAATTTCTCCTTTTGTACAACCGTATCGAGACTTTAAGAATGATCGCAAACCGACATTATATGAAAAAGATATTGCACAATGGGCTAATAAGCATCAGATTTTTAAATCCTGCGAGTTCGCTGACTTCTCTCCACGCAAAGGATTTAAGTGTGATTATTATTTAAAACAATTAGCGTAAAATAAAAATGAGCTATAAAACGCAATTAGAGCAGCTCGAAGGTTTCTTTGAGAAAAAAGATAAGCGTTCGACCATGAAACGTAGACGAAGTGTGAAAAAGGGGCGAAATAAATGGATACGTCATTCAAAATTGCCCAACGCCGATAAAATACGAAAAGGATGGGAATATTAATAATTAAAACCCAAAAAGAAGGAGCTAACTATGGGATTTACAATACCATGTTTTATACGTAAAAATACACCGGAGCTTCAGGCGGCACTTGAAACTCTGGGGTATAAAACTACCACAAGGACTGATTTTGAAGGTATCAAAATAAATGAACCGGAGGCTAACGGTATATATCGCACTGTATATACCTATTGTGTAACAACAGAAATGGCAGAAAAATATGGGTATATAGATTGTGGAACTAATGAGAGCCTTTTCATTGCCCTTGCTGCAAAACGTGATGATACGTCAGATAATCAGTATTGGGTATTTGATGAAGATTTTCACAAGTGGAAGAAAGGTGATTTTGTCATTGGAAGATTCGGAAGATGCTCATGCTATTGCCATGTGGCTACGGTAGAAGAACTTATTGAACATTTTAAATAGAAAGGTACTTTATGACAACAGGAAGAAGGCATATAATAAATGAAGATAATGGTGGATGGGCTGTATTCAGAACACGCCGTTGGGGAGAACGAGATTATAAGTCAGACAGACAAAAATGTATGCGTAAGAAATTAGGTAAAACTTTGCGCACTCGTTTAAAGAGAGAGGTTAAAGTGATGATAAAAAAAGAAATGGAAGACTAACTCAATATAATATATAATGGAAATACATAGAATGAAACCGGAGAACCCTATTATCATTGTAGATGAAGAAGAGTTCGAACGAATTGACTCAATAGCCAAACTGAAAGAAGAAGAGGTAGAAAACCTTGCTAAAGAGATGTTCTTGCGGTATGTCAAATCAAGTGGAATATCAATGCGCTTCCGTATAAATGGCGTGGAAAAAGTAATAAGACAACAAATTATTACCGAATTAAATTACGATGAACGTGGCTACCCCGAATCTGTATCTGACGAGGTAAAGCACGCCATTGTTGATGATATTACCCATTACATTAACAAGCATTTTGAGCACTACAAATCCGATTGTAAAGAAGTTGTGGAATATGAATGGTATAGATATAAAAACAAATACGATAAGAAGATTAAGTTCTGGAAAAGTCTATTTGTTATTACTTTTTTTGTGCTATTAGTCGAGTGCATTGACAGAATAATTCAATAATAAGTAGAAAGGAATATTTATGAAAACAACAATCAAAGTAGAAAAAGTATCTAATGGCTTTATAGTAGCCGGAGAAGAAACAGGCGTTAAAAAAGTTACAGCAAATGAAGAAGCTGCCGCTAAAATAGTAGCAAATGGATTTGTTTCTGTGTTTGAACAGATGAAAGAAGGTGAAACAAAAATTGTCGAATTTGAAATAAAGTAAAACAAATAATCAATGAGTAAAAAAGCTTTTAACGGAAAAGCTATATACAATCCGTCCGGCAAAGCTGGCGAGTATAGCGATTGGGCTTGTAATTTTTATACAGGATGCTCCAATAATTGTGATTATTGTTATTGCAAGAAAGGTGTAATGTCCCATGTGTGGAGTGATACCCCGAAACTGAAGAAATGTTTCAGAGACGAAGAAGAAGCTATATCCATTTTTGAGAAAGAATTGTTGGCAAATCTTAGGGAACTTCAGAAGCATGGATTATTCTTCTCTTTTACAACTGATCCCATGCTCCCCCAGACAATAGACCTGACTGTACGTGCAATTAAAATCTGTGTACATCATAGTGTCAATGTAAAAATCCTCACTAAAAGAGCTGATTTTGCCGAAAAGTTTTTTCGTCCTCTTTGTAGTAAAAGCGCATTGAATGAGAATTTGATGCACATAGCATACACACGTCACGTTGCATTTGGATTTACATTGACCGGACATGATGAACTCGAATCCAACGCTTCAAGCAATTCAGACCGGATAAAAGCCATGAAGGTACTCCATGAAAGTGGATATAAAACTTTTGCGTCCATTGAGCCTATTATAGACCTCGAAGGTAGTTTGTCTATGATAATCAGCACTGTTGGCTTTTGCGATTTATATAAAGTCGGTCTGTTAAGTGGGAAAAAGTATAATTGGCGAGAGTTACGAGGATTTATGCTTGCTTGTACTTCTTTAAAAAGTAAGTTCTACTTCAAGGATTCTTTCATAAGTCAGGCTGATTTAGATAGAGCAAATCTCCCACAAAGTTGTGTTGGAAGAGATTATGATATGTTTAAAATGTAAAAGAAGTAAAGTATAAAAAACATGTACGAAGGATTAAAAATCAATTTCAGCCTATGGCATATTGTAGGCGGTATTTACGGATACAATAAATTGATAAGACTTCCTCGAAAACAAAAGAAAGCATTAAAGAAAAGTCTTTTGCAGGATATTTTTACGGTAGATAGAAACTACCTAAAAGAGTGTCCAAAGCCTAAAAAAATGCCAATATTTAGTTATAAACAATTTTAAAAATGAATTATATAATTATTTTCCTGATAATATTTGTGATAGTATTATTGGTAGCTGGTGTGTTATTTCTCTTTAAGTTTTTAGAGAATCTACAAAATCAATTCTCCGCATTTCATCAAATTCAAGACCTATACTACAAAGATTTGGTAGATAAATTAAGACTATTGCGGTTTGCGGAGATTGTAAGACTACGGGATTACTGCACTCAAAATGAGATGTATGAAAGGGCTAAAGAGTTTAACGACATTTTAAACAAAGATTTTAGTGACATTTTACCAAAGAAGTAATATTATGAAACTTAGTAAGAAAGACCTAAAGCGTATCGAAAAGTCTGCTATTAAATACAAGCAATTCTACGAAACTCCCAACCATGAAATAGACGCAATAGTTCAAGAACTGATTGATTCATCAAAGAACATGCCTAAAAATATGACGAAGGAAGAAGAAATATCCTACATATTGAATGGAGATAATGGAGATAACGATTTGGATAAATTGAAACAAATAATTGAAGAAGAGGAAGGTAGCAATGCAAAATAGTTTGAATGAAATCGCAAAGAAAGCGCATGACTGCGCCGTTCGCCGTGGGAAGATAAGTCTTATAGACGAAGAAAATAATTTCCACCGTGATTTACTGAATGAAGTTGCAGAAGTGTTCAATGCTGAAGGGAAGAAAAGCCCGCACATTGAGCACTTCTCTGATTTTGAGGAGGAATTGGCAGACGTAATACTTGTAGCCATGAGCACTCTTAATCATTTCGGAAGTGATATAGATGCTCTGATAAAAGCAAAAATGGACTTTAATCAAATAAGGAATGATTAATGAGTATAATACAATGGATTATAAGGGCAATCGAAATGGTTGCCCTTATTTGTATCCTTAAAGCAATAATCAAAGATTTAATGAACGTATGGAAAAACAAATAAGCCGGGATATGGCGGAGAATGTCACACTTACTGCCGTTTACAATATACTATTTACTAATGATGTAGTTTGTGGGCTTGTAGTAGACTTTGTAAGCCAACTGAAGAAATCACCATATTACCGTTTCTATGTGAAACAACAAGCTAAACGGATAGAATCAGAAATGCAGAAATACGAAAAGCGTATTGCGGAAATAGCCGGAAAGAAAATCTTTTTTATGGCAGATGCGAACGAAGTTATTTCTGAAGAATTACAACCTGACCTACTCAAAATGGAGTACAGTATAAAATCAGAGTTTGATAAGCACAAAATCAAAGATAGTGCTCTTCTTGCAAAAATGGAATTAACCCGGTGCATGTGTGAACTTTCGTGTCTTTCACTCGATAAACGCATAGAAGAAACCATTCCGTATAACCAAGACGCAAAGAGACTAACATACCTTCGATTGACTGCCCTTTTCAGTTTGGTAGATGGACTATCCAATATCCTCTACCAAAGTAAAGAGTATATAAACCTGAATGAAAGCTCTAATTGCAAAATGGCAATGCAAATCATACAAAGAAAACTGACGGATTGTAACATAATCAGCCGGGCAATCAGCACGTCAGACAAATTGAATCCGGCTGTGTAACTTAAAAAAACATATTATAATGGAAATTAGCGGGAAAATAATTGTAGCACTTCCAGCACAAGGCGGTGTTTCTAAAGCCGGGAAAGAGTGGTCGCGCCAAGATTATGTTATCGAGACAAAAGAGCAATATCCTAAAAAGATAGCTTTCTCTGTTATGAACGATAACATAATGAATTTTGGATTAACAATCGGTCAAGAAGTAGACATTCACATTGATATTAATGCGACTGAATGGAATGGTAAGTGGTATAACTCAATCACATGTTGGAAAGTCATTGTTCGCAATCCGGGTCAGCAAACGGCATCCAGTCAGCCAAATTATGCTGCGGAACCGCCTCAACAGCCGGCTCCCCCACAACCGACACAACAACAAATGTTCGGGAATGATAATAAGGATGATCTGCCTTTCTAAAAAGGTGGCGGGTGGTTATCATTGCCACCCGCTACTTCTCGATCTTTATAAATTCATTGTATGTTATCCGTGACCGTGGATTATGATTCACAATTTTCATCCGATACCCCTTTGTTCCCCACCGGAACCATAAGAAACGATGTTTATATTCCCTATTTACTACGGTAGATAGGCTATCTGAAGTCTGGTATTTAAAATCTACTGTATCAGACCGAATACACCCACTAAATTCTGCCCATTTATCCGCATAATTGAAACAACTATCCTTTATCATAAAAACGATGCTATCCTTTGTTACCACTTTTGTATGAGTGATATACTCAACTTGTGAAGGTTTTAGTTTCAATTCTTTAATCAATTTGGCATCAGCCTCACGATATTCCTCCAACTCTTCAATAGTTAGACGAAGCTGTTTACTTTCAGCTACGTTGAGGCTATCTCTTACCTTATAAGTTTTCAACTCTGAAAACAACGCCTCAACATTCCCGGATTGGCGTTTACTTTCATAACGTTCTTTCTTCAATAAATTGGAGAGACAAATGATAGCGGCAATTAATACCACTATCACTATTCCGATTGCTAATTTTGCTTTCATTATGATGTGTATATAGATTTACCGCTTTCAGCTATCACTATCCATGCGCCATTACAGAATCCATATATTTTTCCGTCATTGGCGGGCATATCAGGAATTGTCGAAAGTTTTGTCCCGTTTTCAGTCGCTTTAGCCAAAGCAGAAGACGCCGTAATCTTTGCAGAGTCAGCAGTTGTTTGCGCAGTAGCAGCTTTTCCATCAACAACGGCAAGCATCCCAGTTAATGTCTTCTCATTCGTTACTCCTGACAAGAAATCCTCAATCTCTTTAAACGTATCAATAGCCGTAGTTACATCTACACCTTTAACCAGCGTATCTAATGCTTGCTTCACACTATTGATAGACTGTTCCAGCTTCGATTCCTCTACCTGTGCCCTTCCACTTTCAACAAACAAATCTTGCTTACTTGCAAAGCTCCCTTGTAAGTCTTCCAGTAAAGATGATGTTGCCGGAAGTTTATTAACTCTCACTTTGATATATTGACCGGGAATTAGATAATTCTCATTCATATCACAACAAGAACCAACATTAAGATTCTCCTTAAACGATACATAACTGTGCCCGGTAGAGCTTTTCAGTAGTACTACCCGGTTGTCATTTATATCACCAAAAGTCAAATTAATAGCAATGTTTCCCGACACCTGAATCGGTTGGCTTTCAAACCACCCGTCTTCCACTTGAATAAAATTTAGACTTATCATACAGTTCTGTTTTTCAGATAATTATTATATTAATTCCCACCCTTTCCTTACGTCTTCCATATTAGCTGGAACACCGTTTTCAACATAACTCATAGCGGAAACTATCGCAATAAGTTGTTCTTTATTGTCTCTACGTAAAACAGTATGTCGGGATACACCTGAACGCCGTTCTACTGTGGAAATATATGATTCTGTATTATTCTCACATGGCGGTGCCCATCTCATTATGACATCTTCAAGTTCGTTTGATACACCATCTTTATCGGTATCATACTTGTTCAAGATGTAGGTTTGGAGAGTCTTAAAAGCAGCCCGGTATCCGTATGCCATAGACGTGAATTGAAAGAAACTCTTATCTGTTTGTGTTGCAGATAAGCCCTGCCATTTTGTGCTATTCTTCCGAATATTCAATGGATTATTATTTCGTAGTCCTCGTGTCATTTTTGTTCCTCCTTATTTTCTTTGTTATTTTTATTCATAAAATCATCAACTGCATGTATCATCTTGTCAGGCTCGTTTTTATGCTTTGCTATTTCAGCAGCAAGTATCGCCACTTGTCGGTAGTCGTCCTTCATTTTATCTTCCGCTTTCTCGTAAATACTTTTGACTTCTATGGCACCAAAAGCGATTGCGCCCAATAATGTTACCAATGGGAAAATTGGAATATGCCAGTCGTAATAGTTATCCAAAAACCAAACTCCCCCCATCTGCATACAATCAACGAAAGTTAAAGCTAATAGTGCATTATAATACCGTGCAATTTTATCAACGGTTTTTCTAAGCATATAAATCGTTCTTGCTTCACCTCTTTGTTTAGCTTTTCTGTATCCACTCCATAAGTCTGCCCCGATCAGCAATAATACAAGCATGTAGATACCAAATAGCATCCATGCAATTACAAATAATTCATTCAGTTCTTTCATCGTTATCCTGTGTTTGTGTAAAATATTCTTTATAATGAATTATAATATCGTGATTCAACATAGCTATAATCCCCAGTTGAAATTTTTCCCTGCAAGGTAAAATCTGAAGTATTCACAATCCACCATTCAATTCTATTTGATGGATACTGATTCGTTGTTCTTGCACTAAGATGTAAACGCCGGGGAAATGAGCCAATCTTTATTTGTTTCACACTCATTCCATTGTACATGAAAGGATATGTACCATTTTCTCCACTAATCATTACTGCTCCCGGATTACCATAAAATATCATTTCAGAATCGAATCCATCTAAATCAGTGGAAGTTGGCAAAGTCATATAATGTGTATCGTTTCCTGTATTTTTGGTAAAAACAAAATTCAACCCAGTTGCAAGGTCTGCTTTGAAAGATTCTGAAGTATATTTATCTAAACTAACTTTACGATAAATCTTTTTTATACCCACTTTAAAAATACCTCTTTCACAAGTCAAATCACCAGCTTCATTCCAACTGATATTTCCATGCGCCAACTGCCCGTTACCCGCCATTCCGAAATATACAGAAGCATTATCAGGCGTTTCCCCTCCAACCCAAAATGGTATGTCTCCACCAACGAGTCCTGCTACAATAGTTTTTCCATCAGGCTTCATAATCAAAAGCTGATTACCCTGCATGAAGCGTAGGATCGCATTTTGAGCCATAATTAATGGTGTGTAAACAGGCTGAAGAGTATTGAATTTCTGCCAATAGGTTGTGTTAGTTACCGGAATAGAAGTGCTGGATACATGCGTCTTCAAGCATTTATAAGCATTGAAAGTATTTGCGCCAGTCGTCACAATCGCAATATCCAAATACCGGGTGCCGGAGGTCAAAGCCTCGTCATTGCGATACTCTACCCCAGCTACCCATTCAGACTGCCGAAGGATACAACCGGGCAATCCATCCTTTCCGGGATTTCCATTGTCACCGGGCTTTCCATCATTCCCGTTTTTCGCTCTACGTCTTACTACTATGTGACCTTGTATCTTCATTTTCCTACAATTTTGCTAATGCCTCATTTGCGACTTCTTTAGCGCGTTTGCGCCATGCTTGAAAATCAGAGTATTCCTTCAAATATTCAGCACGTTTTACTTCTGTTAGCTCACTCGCTTCATCTTTGGCTTCTTCATAATTGGCGAATACAGCTTCACGTCTATCTGCCGAATAGCGATCAGTTACAATAGCACTGACAAGCTCTTCATACGTTCGCCCGATTGCGTTTACATTCTCACAAACCAACTGTTCACGCTTTTCACCTTCAACGGTAATTTCGTTTTTGGCATAATCAAAAAACAGTCGTACCAAACTGCCTTCCACTGTAACTTGTACACCTTCGGGCACCACTCCATTAAAATCACTGTACGCTTTCATTTTTACCTCCTTTTAAATTATTCATCAAAATAATAAGCACTCTTTCCTTCACGAAGTGCGCGTCTTTTAATAATCACATTCTCCACCGGGAAAATCTTATCACCTGTCTCTTGTTCTCGCAATCTCGCTTGGTCGAGTACATCTTTCAGGTTAAAGCAATTTGTTATGAACTTGTATTTTGAACCGTTCATTTCAAACAGTACACAATACCTTCCGTCTCCCTGTGAAGTCTTCACATTTGTTTCAAAATCCAACACCTTAATGGGAATATTCAGAATTTCCATTAATCTCATTTCTGAAACATCAAAGAACTTCTTTCCGTCCTTCGTCTTTCCACTTTGTTTGATTCCTTTGTCAGCAAAACTCATATCATTATCTGTTATTGTTTTCCATAAATTTCGGCAATCTCCCCATTTACACCATCCCCAGTATGATGCACGGATTTGTTGCTTACGTTTACGACTCTTAATTCGTTTATCTTTTCGCGCGAAGGTTTTCTTCATGTTTTTACGTAGCCTTACATTATCCGGTGTAAAGCAATATCCCAAGAAGTTAATCCTTCTTCCTCTTACTTCTTTTTCGCTTTCTATGTTTTTTGTTTTCATGCCTAACTTCCGTTCCTATTGGAGAAATACAACTATTTGCTTTCACTACCAATCCATATTCTGCACTTATCCGGTTATATTCCCGGAGTAGAAATTTTGCTTCACCCTTTGTTCGTGCAAGCATCACGTTATCATCACAATACCGATGCAAGCATTTGACCTTATACTGTTCTTTGAACCTGTGGTCTATCGGGCTTACTGCGAAATTTCCGATTGGTTGGCTTGTGTACGCTCCAATCGGTACAGCTCTCTTTCCGAAGTTCTTCATTTTCCAAAATATCAATTAACTCTTTTCCGCTATCATAACTCAACAATGCAATCTCAATCAACTTTATAAACTTCTCGTCTTTGAATTTTCGGCGAAAAGCATTAATCACAACTTCGTGTGGAATACTCTGATAAAACTTTTTGAAATCAGTCTTTACAAGCCACTTGTATTCAGGATACCTACGCAAAAACATCTTCATGCGTTTGACTCCAAAATGCAGTCCTTTTCCCTTTATGCAAGCACTCGTATCGAGAATAAGACTCTTGTAAATATCTGCTCCAATCACTCTCATTATGGCATGATGGAGAATACGCCACGGGAAATAACTCTGTTTCGCAATATCCCTTCTCTTTCCCGCATCACTGACAACTGACATTATACTGAAGTCAGGATCAGGGAAATCCAGCGTTAAAATCATCTTCCTTAAAGCCTCTAAATCATCTTTGGCGCGTTCGTTATGACGGCGGATAAATCGGTTTTTCTTCACCTTTCCATCCTGTGCATCTCTATCCGCTTCCCGAAGATTATCCATATCAGCAATCTGTTCTATCAAAAATCCTCTTCTCTTAGTCATTACCTTCTATTTAAAATTTACACCATACTTCTAATTTGTCTTCTTCAGACCTATATTGATTATTCCGATATTGCAAGCCCATTTTGCTTGCTTGAATAATTTGCCCGGAGCTTTCGAGAATAAACCTACTAACACCGCTTGTCTGTGTTCGCAAGAGAAACAGACCTTTCCGCTCGTGATTTTTTGACATCGTAACTTGTTGGTTACTACGCTGCAACCATAATATTGCAGGGTCATGGTTCAGGGAACTCGCAGATTTCTCCACGATATAATAAGCAAGGCGAGAGCCGACATTCGCATTCGAGTTCGACCAAGCGTTATTCGAGTTCGCATACGCCAAGCCGCAGTTCGCACCGTTATTCGCATTACCGCCCCAAAAGACCAGCTCTTGTTCCCTTCCGCCAACCGTCCACCCCTGTCGGGTGCGCCACGCTATTCGTAATTCGAGAACGTGACGCTGTGAACGGATTTATAACTATTTGTAATTCAAAGAACTAAGTTTATTTCAGCTATCAAGATGCCATCAATTCAGCACCCGTAACAAATGTTAAATTTCCATAATAAGCAAGGCGAGAGCCGACATTCGCAGACGAGTTCGACCAAGCGTAATTCGAGTTCGCATACGCCAAGCCGCAGTACGCACCGTAGGACGCATGACCGCCCCAAAAGACCAGCTGCCCAGTGTTGTTAGCCCAAGAATAATCAGCCCAATATGATGTACTTCCACCTCCAATTTTTGCCGGGAAAATATCGAAGTTATCACCCGCCATAATTTCTTGTACATATCCACTTGTTGTTATACGGGTTGCTTGTCGGTATTCCCCGTTAGGGTGAGTCGATACTTCAGCAGTAGTCGGAAGTCGGTTGCCTTTATAAATGAATATTTCGGTTCCGTCTTGTGTATCATTGGCAGAGTTTCCACAATATACCCCTTGTATATCTTCCCATTGCCATCCATAAGGGTCTTCAATACCCATCATGTTCACGCGGGAACAATTCACGCCTGTGTTACTTCCATTTACAACAGAAATGCCAATCTTTCCCCAGTTATCACCAAGACTCTTTGTTGCTCCGGTTTTCAATGATGCCGCAGCACCCCATAAATCCAAACTTGAACTGCCACCTACTCCATAACCTAAATTTGCTTGAATATTGGTATCTCCATATTCAGACAAGCCCAGCATCATAATAAGTTTACGTTGATCGTAGTCAGTCAATCCCCAATCTTTACCATTCACTTGTGCAGCATTCCAAAAGGCATTGATAGTCTTACTTCCCGCCGGAGCTACCCCGGAACGAGAAACAAGCGAACTACCTGACATAGAACCTTTATACGCACCGATACAGTTATATTGCCCACCATTGGCACCGCCGATATAATGTCCTCCGATTGGATACATGCTTAACCATAAATAGGGTATTCCGCTTACACTGTCAGTCTTAACTAAAAAGTATAAACGCGGAGAAATGAACATTACATGTCCTTTGGATTCATCGAGTGCAGTACCATCGGCAAATACCCCTGAATTATTCGGAGATAGTTTAGAGGCTTTCCCGGCGTTATTAACGAGATAACGCCCACTCATTCGTTTATATTCAGCCCATGCAGCCGTATTTCCTACAACTCCATACGCAGTACTACTCTGAACCTTATGCTTTAAAGGGATGCCCCATGCGACTTGTCGCAGGAGTTGTTCATTACCTGTATTAATTGCGTTCATCAGATTCTCCAATGAAATACGGCGAACATTACCGTCAATCTCAACAAGTACACTATTGCTTCTTAGCATAGATTGTACCGTGGTTTCACTTCCTAAAGTTTTTGATGCCATAATTTTGTATTTGATTAATTATTAATTGAAGTTACATTCTGCAACTACATCTACGTCATACAGATTACCATTACGATCTGTTTCAGTTGTTGTTACTGATATGCTGTTTGTAGATGATGATTTCAGACTCTTCCAGTTTTCCTTATCCATTATATTCATTGTCCATGCAGCAGACGAAGGGGAATATGTCGCTCCGGTAGTCATATTGACAATTTTTGCACTAACAGTCACCGGGCTACCTGTATCCACCTCTTTATTGGCTGAAGAAATGTAACATACAACCTGAAATTCATCTGCGGTATCAATAATACGGATACCCGAACGTGCTAAAGGCTGTGAGTCACTGGAAGACTTGTACACTTCAGCAATGAACAGTTGAGTACCATCAACATCACCTCTTCCAACAGTAATTGTTTTTTGACCGTTTTTGTCTGCCCATGCCGCCGTATCTTTGTACCATTTCACATAATAGTCTGATGCTTCATTTGCTCCGAGATATAATTTTGTCTGCAATGAAGTTGAAGTAATCTTACTTGTTAGCTGTTCGGTTGTGGCAAGAATGGCAAGATAATATGAACTTGCACCTATGTTTTGAATTACAATAGGTAAATCCTTTGTCAAGTTATACTCTACTCCGGCAACCGTAGCCACACACGAATAAATAAGAGTATCCCCGGCAATATTGGTCTTACTTGCTAAATTGGCAATAATCTTAATAGCTCCGGTAGTAGTATTCATTTGAAACTTTCCGGTGCTATCAGTCTTCCATCCGCTACTTTCCGCACCATTAAATTTTAATGCTACGCCATTGTATGTCCAAGTATGGTTTGACAATGCGACTGCCAGCCCATGCGATGAAATAACCTTCGGAGTTCTTATCGGTTGGTTTGCCGCTTTCGTCCAATCCGGCGATACGACTCCACTTTCAGCATCTACACCCTGAAACAGAGGTATTCCGTTATTGTCAAAACTAAGTGTCAAGCTATCATTCGCTCGTAACCGCTTGATGGTAATACTATTTTGGGCACTGTAATCATAAGCCATAATTCCATCCTCCTTCGTTTATAATGTTATTTATTTCCATGTTTGTATATGTTGTACCTCCAAGTATTTGAACGCGAGCTTCAAAATCACCTTCGAGGAAATCACTATTCATTATCTCTTTTTCATTGATAATGATAAATCCTTTCTTTGTCCTGTGTCCACTATCACTGATCCCAGCATTAGTGACCGTTTTGGTTTTTGCTACTACATATCTCATAATTATCAGTTTATGTAAACATTCCCACTTTTATCTGTATATTCTGTACCCGAAGCATCAGTCATAACTTTGAATATCGGCTTCTGTTCCGCTTCTACATATATATCAAGCCAATCATCAAGATATGTATTGCCAATTCCAGTACGGGATAATGTTATCACTGTTTCAGTTCCTTCATTATGTTGTACCCCGGTTAAGTTATCTGTATCAGTAAACCATACCATCTTTAAAATTGGGGCAGGAACCGGAACGATATTTCCATTGTAATGCACCATTACTTTATTATAGTGAGTTGTCTCACCCGGATTAATGGAAACTCCGCTTGCTGGTTCCACATCGAATTTGGGATAGACCCGGTTAATGGAAAACTGTTTCCTTGCTTTTTCTTTTCCACCAACATTTACAACCAAGAGAAAATCACCTTTTTCTATCAGCCTCAAATCCATAGTGATCTTTGTTGAGGTAAGAGTGATTATTTCATGTTTGGCAGTTGTAAGCTGTGTCAAGACACCACCACTACCGATACTGTATAAATTCAATGTATAACCAGAAGACAAAAGTGTATCTCCTTTATGTACAGATACAGAAATAGAGCGTTCGTATGCGTTTTCGTTCAGCGCAGCATTGCGTGCAGATGTTGAAGCCGTAGTCAAACCATTAGCAACTTTATAATCATACAGCAGCAAAGCATCTTCAAATGGATTGTACCGGATGATTTGGTCGTCTCCGATTGATAAGCTGTATTCATCTTCACTTTTATCTACCGTTGTCAACATGATAGAGTCAGTCTTAACGGGAATATTCACCCCAAGCCGGGTATCAGCTATCAGACCTT